GGGCCGTAGGGTCCTCATGCAAGCCTTCGATTACACACCTGTAAGCGAAACCCGTTCACCTAGCACTCAAAAACAAAAATCAAAACCCTACAGCCAACCAAATTGGTCGGCTGTAACACCAAAAAAAATCGAACAGCCCGAACGAACCGTTTGCTCTGAAAGAGCAGAACGACGTGAGGTGCTCTTCGCAAAAAATAAAACTGGCATTAAAGGTCAAAAAACCCCCACGTGGACACAGATGTCACGTGTCATCTGTAGGAAAAAATAAATGCTAGGCAATATACTCGGCGGAGTTCTTAGCTCCGTCGGCTCCCTCATCGGTAATAACCAAGACCAGATCGCCGCTCAAAAAGCACGCGATCAACAAAATGATATTTCTGAAAGAAATATCGCACTCCAAAAAGAATTCGCACAGAATGGGCTGCGCTGGAAAGTCGAAGACGCCAAGGCGGCCGGTATTCACCCGCTCTACGCTCTGGGTGCATCTGGCGCTTCTTTCTCCCCGGTATCTCAAACCCCTGTTTCGGGCCCCTCGATGTCCCAAACGCTCTCCGACGTAGGCCAAAATATTGGCCGCGCTGTCGGCACTACGCGTACTTCCGAAGAAAAGGAAGTCGCCGCACTCAATCTCGCTTCAGCAAAAGCAAATCTCGATGGCCAAGTCATCGACAATCAAATAAAAGCAAAAACCCTCTCTCAAATGGGTATGACCCAACCGTCCTTCCCTGGTTCGGATGGCGGGAATTTCATTCCCGGCCAAGGCAACTCCAACCAAGGTGGACTAGTTAAAGTAAACCCAAAAGAAAGAGCCGCATCTCAACCGGGCCGCCCTGCTCAAGAAGCAGGCTGGGTCCCCGATGTCGGCTTCTCTCGTACCGACTCAGGCTTAACGCCTGTAGTCCCGTCCTCCCTCTCCGAATCGCTCGAAGATGATCTCATCGGCAAATTTCTCTGGCGTATTCGCAATCAAATCGTCCCTAACTTCTCCGACGAAGGCCAACCCCCCCGTTCTCAGCTCCCCTCCGGTGCTGATCGCTGGCGCTGGCATCATGCCCGCCAAGAATGGCAACCGGAAAAAAATTCTGCTTACGAATCTCGCAAATCTAGTGCGAAGAAAATCTTCGACACGTATTCAAAAAAAAGCCCTTATAAGGGCATCAAGTACTAGGGGGTATCATGGCTCGTCGTCGTCGTTCTAAATCTCGTTCCTCTCGCCGCGTTAAATCTCGGCGAACCCGTTCCGTTTCTCCCGGTCGCTCTTCCATTGGCGCCCGGATGTAACTGTGCTATGCAGAAAGCCGTTCCTCAAGAGCGCCACTCAGGCGTTCGGATGTGGCCAATGCATGCCTTGTCGTTACAACCGGCGCCGCCTTTGGGCTAACAGGATCATGTTGGAATCTCTCATGCACGCCGAGAACTCCTTCGTAACCCTGACCTATAGACCCGAGGATCTTCCTCCAGGTGGAACCCTTGTACCAAAGCATACACAGAATTGGTTTAAACGTCTTCGTAAGGAGCTCCCTCCGAGCTCCTTACGGTATTATCTCGTAGGTGAATATGGCGACCAATCACAAAGGCCCCATTACCATGCCGCTATATTCGGCTTGGGCCCTCAGTCTTCTCTCTTCCAGGAAACGTGGAAAAAAGGCCGCGTTTATCCTGGCACTCTTACTCCTCACTCCGCGCAATACATCGCGGGCTACGTCACGAAAAAGCTCACTAAAAAAGACGATCCAGCGTTACAGGGCCGCCATCCAGAATTCGCCCGCATGTCCAATCGTCCTGGCATCGCTGCTACCTCTGTACCGGATATCGCTCTGGTTCTTACCACCGACCCTGGCTGCAATAGTATTCTCGCTTCTGGCGACGTACCTCTCACCCTCAGCGTCGGAAAATCCCAGTTCCCATTAGGCCGCTATCTTAGGAGGAAATTACGTGAACAATTGGGCTTCAAAGAAACATCCACCCCGAAAGAAACCCTGCTACAACTGCAAGTCGAAATGTCCCGAGTGCTCCAAGAAGCACTCACACTCCCGGAAAACCGTAACAAGACGTGTCAACAGATATTTGTTGACCTAAATAAACAGCAAGCTTTAAATATGGAAACACGACAAAAAATCTTCTCAAAAAAAGGATCTATCTAGTGTCAAAACGTTCAAAGTTCTCACTCTCGAATACGAAGCTTCTCACCTGCGACCAAGGGCAATTAGTTCCCTGCGGAATCCAAGAAGTTCTCCCTGGTGATACCTTTCAGCACAACACTTCTCTTCTCGTTCGCACGAACCCTCTTCTCGCCCCCGTGATGCACCCAGTGCACGCGCGCATTCATCATTGGTTCGTGCCCCACCGTCTCGTATGGGAAGACTGGGAAAAGTTCATCACCGGCGGTCCCGACGGGATGGACGCTTCTGTCTTCCCCACAATAACGGTTAACTCTGGCTCGGGCTTCGCTGTAAATTCCCTCGCCGACTACCTTGGTGTACCCACCGGTGTCGACGACCTCGAAGTATCAGCTCTTCCCTTCCGAGCCGTATCCCTCATCTGGAACAACTACTACCGCGATCAAGATCTGCAAACCGAACGCGTTATAGATAAAACCTCAGGTGCCGATACCACTACCGACCTCACTCTCCCTTACATTGCGTGGGAAAAAGATTATTTTACCACGGCCCGTCCCTGGACTCAGAAAGGTCCGGAAGTAACCATCCCTCTCGCTGGCACCGCACCCGTAATTCGCAAAACGTCTGCGACTTCCCAGAAATTCAAAAAATTCTCGGACGATACCAACATTAACTCCACCGACCTCGTAACCGATGGTTCCGGTTCCGTTACCAACACGGACAATTCCATCGCTGGCTATCTCGATCCCGCCGCCTACGAAGTTGATCTCGATGCGGCTAATCCTCCCAACGTAAACGAGCTGCGTCGCGCCTTCGCGATTCAGCGCTATCAAGAGGCACGCGCACGCTATGGTTCACGTTACACTGAGTATCTCGCCTACCTTGGAATCAAATCATCAGACGCTCGACTTCAGCTGCCCGAATACCTCGGTGGTGGCAAGCAAACTCTTCAATTCAGTGAAGTCTTGCAAACATCACCGACTACTGACGGAAATGATGAAGTGGGCGTTGGCAATCTTAAAGGCCATGGAATTGGAGCCCTCAAGTCGAATCGATATCGTCGTTTCTTCGAGGAGCACGGTTATGTTATTAGCTTCATCTCGACGAAACCAAAAACCATGTACGTTCAAGGCCTACCTCGCACTTGGAACCGCCGTACGAAAGAAGATTTCTTCCAAAAAGAGCTCCAGCATATCGGCCAACAAGAAATCCTCAACAAAGAGCTCTACGCTGCTGCAGCAGAACCAAACGGCATCTTCGGATACGGAGATCGATACGACGAGTATCGCAATGCCGTTTCTACCATTGCCGGAGAATTCAGAACCACTCTGAACTTCTGGCATATGGCCCGCATCTTCGGATCAGCTCCGACCCTCAACGGGGATTTCGTTAAGGCAAATCCCACGGATAGAATCTATTCCGAAACTTCAACTAATGAGCTATACATCATGGCGAATCACTCAATTCAGGCGCGTCGACTTGTCGACTCGTCCACACAATCTTATATCTACTAGGAGGTATCTGTGATCCCTAAAATCTTCAAACGCATCTGCAAAAGGGAGTTCGAGGTCCTTGACCCGACTCCCATTGCTATGCCGGTTCGTTTTCACCGGCATCAAACCCTTCAAGAACAAATTCAAATGTATACGCGCAATACTCTTAATAAAATGGCAGCTGCCAACGATCAGGAAACCTTCGAAGAAGCCGATGATTTCGATATCGGCGACGACTTCGAACCCGTTTCCGAACATGAAATCGAATTCAATCCGAAAGACGAAGCTCGTTTCGAGCAATTCGCCGTTTCCAAAATCCAAGAAACCCTTAAAGCGCGTCAAAAGTCTTCCGGCAAAGCTGCGCCAAAGGCGCCTGCTAAGCCAGCCGAAGACGTCCTCGAAGAGGAGTAAAGTACACTCTCCTTGATGTGTACTGTGCTAGGTGACACCAAATGAGCCGATCAAGAAGAAATAACACGAGGCGGCGCGAAGCTAACCACTGGTTGCCCACTCGTGGTTCTAATCGGCTCTCTAAAACACGTTATACGAATTCTTTCGATGCCTTTATGAAGGACC